ATGACCTTTCTTTCAGTAGTAATTCCCGTTTATAACGTTCGTGATTACCTTGTTCGTTGTATAGACAGCGTAATTGCTGAGTGTGACAATATTACCTATGAAGTATTGTTGGTAGATGACGGTAGCACCGATGGTAGTGGACGTTTGTGCGATGAGATAGCCGAGAGGTTATCTCATGTGATGGTTTTACATAAGCCCAATGGAGGATTATCAGATGCCCGCAACTACGGCGTGGCACATGCTGTCGGTGAATATGTATTCTATCTCGACAGTGACGACTATTTGGTAAAAGATGGTTTGCGAGCGGAAATGGAAGCAGCGAAAGAGCTTGGGAGCGATGTGGTGTGTGGTAACTTTTATTACAACTATTCCGATCATGTTACATTATTTAATGACCAGCCCTATCAGACATTTACCGTAGAAGGGGGCGAAGAGGCTTTACGACTGCTTATCGAGGGTAAATATTATCAAAACTTCGCTTGGGGCAAACTGATAAGGCGCGAGTTGGCGCAGAAGTATCTCTTTCCCAAAGGACGGTTGTTTGAAGATACCTATTGGTTTCATCGTATTTTGCACAGTGCTCGTAAGGTGACTGTTGTAAATGCCCCGGTGGTGTATTACGAACAAAGGGATGGTAGCATTTCATTTCAGTATAAGCTAAAGAACCTTGATATACTGGATGGATATGCCGAACGTCTTGATTTTTTGCTGACGTACTATCCGGTGTTAGCAGATAGTCATAAACGTCTAATGGCTCAGACCTGCATTGATCACTCGTGGATGATATGCCGCTATTTGAAAAATGACGAAAAAAAGACAGCTATAGCTCGATTGCGTTGCGTCGTAGCGGACTGTAACTTACAAGAAAACGCTCTGCTGAATAGTATGCAGAAAAGGAAGTTACAAATGATAATGAAAAGTATGCTGATGTATAAATGTAGTACAATTCTTGATAAAATTATAAGGAAAATACTGAAATAAAAAATGGAATATACACATATTGCCGACATGTTCGACCGCTTGAATAAAGCAGGGTGTGAATATGTGGTATTGAGGAACTATGATAACCTGCTGGAGGATGAGATCTATATGGCTGGTCATGGTGATATTGATATGCTTTGCCGTGATGTAAAAAAAGTTGTATCAGCTATTCATGCTAAGCCATATAGACCTCAGTATGGAGAGATGGGGGATAATGTACATTTTTACATTATTTATCAAGGCAGACAAGTGAGTGTGGATATACGCAGTGTAGGTGATGGGTATTATTGCGAAGAGTGGGAAGATGCGATATTGAAGCAGCGTGTTCCACATGAATGTTTTTATGTGATGAATGAGGAAAATCATTTCTATTCGTTAATATATCATGCTATCTTTCAGAAGTCTGCATTGAGCGATGAATATCGGTTGCGTTTGTCTGAAATGTGGGGAAAAGGTTTGCAAACAGAAGAAAAATTGATAGATATATTGGAGAATTACATGGTCCGACAGGGTTATAAATATGTTTATTGCAAGGATTTTTATGTGCCGTTGCGTCTTTGTATGCACGATAAGTCGCTTTGCTGTTACACATGGGCTGACCGATTACCACATTTGAAGTTTGAAATGTATGTGAATTTGATAGCGTTATTGGTAAAAATAAAGCATACGATATGCAGAAGATAAATTTCAGTTTGTTACAGCCTCATACTGTAAAGTTGTATAATCTTGAATGTAAAGAGTACGAAGTGCAGGATGTTCCGGCAAGGTCACTGTTAGTGGGCAGCCGGTTTGATCTTTTTGCAAAACTTTACTACATTCGTCATCGTCAAACAGATAATGTGATGGCACGTGAAGTTTACAACCAACACATTAAAGCCTTTAATCCTGATTTGAAAGAACCTGGACGTGAAGATAAAAATGGTTATGACGATTTTATTGATGCGTTTGATGCGCTTATAGATGATTTAACTGTCAATGGATTCGACCCGGATAAGTCATTGATTCCTATTGATGAAAACGGAATTATTCTTGATGGGGCACACCGCCTCTGCGCGTTGGCTTTTGCTGATAAGCAAGTGCGCATAGTAAAGTTTAAGCAAGTGACTAGTAATGGACGCTTTGATTATGAGTATTTCTTGAAACGAGGGTTGAGTCGGAAAACCGCTGACATCATAGCTGGTGAAATGGTGCTTTGGTTGCCGAATGTATTGATAGCTTGTTTATGGCCTCGTATGGGTGGAATGGAAGCCAAGAAGGAAACGTTAGAAATGATAACCAGGCAATATCCATTGTGTTATGTCAAGGCTATTTCTACTAGTCTAGAATCATTTGTACATTTTATTGCCAAGGTTTATGAACAGCAGTCATGGGTGGGTAACGAAGCTAATCAGTATGCCGGTGCGCGCGACAAGGCTTTAAACTGCTTTGCTTCCAACAAACAGATCGTTTTTGCCCTTTTTGAGGCTGATAGTTTGGCTGAGATAATAGCTTTTAAAGAGAAGGTACGACAACGTTTTCAAAGTGAGAAACATTCTATTCATATCACAGACAATGCGGGCGAATCCAGGGAAATAGCTAAAGTAATATTTGACGCTGAAGAACTTGAAAAATGGAATCAACCAAGTAACAGCTTTATTGTTCACCTATGTGAGACATTGAATGAAAAAGTATTTTATTTTAAAAATGTAACATTTATCAATTGGAAAGTAGCAGTGGCTAAAGTGTTGAATAAAATTAGAAAATAACATGATAAATAAGAGATTAGAGTATCTTGATATTATTCGTGTAGTAGCTTGTTTGATGGTTATTGTCATGCATGCCCCTATATCCGGAGATGGAGCGATGACTCACGGGCCCTTTCTTGTGTTCACTAGTTATTTGACAGCCCCTTGTGTACCTTTGTTCTTTATGGTAAGCGGAGCTTTACTGCTACCATGTAGAGAAGGGATAACGGCAAGAGCGTATTTGGCTAAACGGATAGGGAAGATAGTAGGTCCTACGGTGTGCTTTTCGTTGTTTTATATAGTGTTGAATATCAGACAAATGGAAATAGGGGGGGTAAAACAATTTTACTAAATTTATTGTCAATACCATTTAGCGCACAGGGGCATGGTATCCTTTGGTTTATGTATACATTGATGGGATTGTATTTGCTTGTGCCTATTCTTTCTCCTTGGATAAGACGGGCGTCTAAGCATGAAATAGAACTCTATTTAGTCTTATGGTTTGTTACGCTGCTGTATCCTTACATCGGGCTTCTGTTACAATGTAATACAGGCAATACCGGAGTGTTGTACTATTTTTCAGGTTATGTGGGATATTTCCTACTGGGGCATTATTTGAGTAGAAACATGTTGCCTTTGAAAGTCTTGCTTCCTGTGTCTTTGTTCGTATTGCCATTACCTTTATTCAATAAACTGTTGGGATGGGGACTTGACTTTTACACTGCTTTTTGGTATTTGTCTGCTCCTGTTGCTATTCTGACAGCGTCTTGGTTTTGCTGTATTAAACGTTTCTTTTCAACTGTTGGTATGAGATTGAGTTCATTAACAAAAGCGTTAACGGTGGTCAGTAACCTGTCTTTCGGTATCTATTTGGTTCATATCTTTGTGATGCGCACGTTGTTGTGGAACTGGTCATTCATATACTCGATAAAGAATTATTATTTACAGACTTTTATCATAATAGTACTCACATTTATGGGGTCGTTTGTAATTGTTTATTTACTATCCCGGTTGCCACTGTCGCAATACATCATTGGTTATACTGTACGAAGAAAAGAATAATAAAACATAAATGAAGAAACGAATATTTATTAATATTCACTATTTGGAGATTGGAGGAGCAGAACGTGCTCTGCTGGGTTTACTCTCGTCTCTCAATCCTGATAAAGTAGATATAGACCTGTTTGTCAATCAGCATACCGGTGAGTTTATGCCACTTATTCCTGAATGGGTGAATTTGCTGCCCGAAATTTCGGAATATACTTGTATTGAGCGTCCTATTACTACCATTGTCAAGGAAGGACATGTGGGGATTGCTTTGCGCCGTATATGGGCAAAGCATAAGCACAAACAATATCTTAACACTTTGACTGTCGAACAGCGGCAACATGATGCCAGTGTATTCCAGTATGTGGCAGATGCGGTGGAAGGGGCTTTGCCTTCTTTGGCTCATTTGGGTGAATATGATTTGGCGATAAGCTTTTTGCAGCCTCACAACATTGTTCTCAATAAAGTAAAGGCTAAAAAGAAGATATGCTGGATACATACTGATTATTCTACCATCCATATAAATCATGATTTGGAGTTACCTGTGTGGAATGCTTTCGATTATGTGGTTTCCATCAGTAATGATTGCATTCGTGCTTTTGTACAGACATTTCCTGAATTGAAGGATAAGATAGTGTTGATAGAAAATATTCTCTCGCCATTGTTTGTGCGTCAGCAGGCAGATTTGTACGAGGTGAAAGCAGAAATGCCCGACGAACCGGACGTGGTGAAGATACTCACGATAGGTCGCTTTTCTCCCCCCAAAAAAATAGAGGGTATTCCACACATTTGCGCTGAGATGGAACGGTTGGGAGCAGATTTTCGGTGGTACGTGATTGGCTATGGCCCCGACAGAGAAATTCAGGAAGCTCTTGACAAGTATGGTATGCGCCACCGCATGAAACTGTTGGGGAAGAAGAGCAATCCCTATCCCTATATCAAGGCATGCGACATTTATGCGCAGCCCAGTATCTATGAGGGAAAGAGTGTTACTGTTCGTGAAGCGCAAATACTTTGCAAGCCGGTGGTCATCACTGACTATCCCACTGCCAAAAGCCAGATAACACACGGTGTGGATGGAGTGATTGTGCCGCTTGATGAGGTACAGACGGCTATGGGGATAGTGGATTTTATAAACAACGGCGAGCTGAGAAATAAGATAGTGTCGCATCTTCACACACATGATTTCGGTAATGAAATAGAGGTGGAGAAAATTTATTCGTTGATACATGATAAGTGAAAATTATGATTCCCGCATTTTTATATAAATATATCTACTTTCTGATTATTACTGTTTTGACGCTGTCGGAAGTGCAGCGTTTAAGAAGTTTAAACGAAAAAGAGGGGAGTTTGGGTAGCTTGTTCCTATGCTTATTTATGGTGTTTTTTATAGGATTCCGTCCTGTATCAGGGCTTTTTGTGGATATGGTTAATTATGCCCATTGGTGGGGAGGAGATTGGCAAGGCTTTGATTGGAATACGGAAAATCTGTTATTTGATAATCTCTATCAATACATGGGAAGTGTTTTTCCTGATGCAACCTTTTTCTTTGGCTTGATAGCTGCCATTTATTTTATAGGTATGTTTGTTGCCTGTCGTAAGTTGTTTCCATCCAATACATTAATTGTATTCTTGGTTTGTTTGGCTGCATTTTCTACCTTTTCGTATGGTACGAATGGTATTAAGGCAGGGGCAGCTGCTTCTTTATTTTTGGTAGCATTGGCATATCGGAAACAGCTTGTGGTTTCTATTTTGTTTTTGCTTTTGTCGTTGGGTTTTCACCATTCCATGCAAATGCCGGTAGCTGCTTATTTGCTGACATTGATTTTTAAGAACGAGAAATGGTATTTCTATGGGTGGCTGTTCTGTCTGTTAATGGCTGTCGGGCATGTCTCTTTCTTTCAGAATCTGTTTGCCGGGATGACAGATGAGTCGGGTGCAGCTTATCTCAATTGGAATCCTAACGAGGATTGGGGAGGAAAAAGTGGTTTCCGTTTAGACTTTGTGATATATAGTGCAATGCCTGTTATTATGGGTTACTATGTGAAGTTTAAATATCAACTGGAGGATAAACTATATGATACAATGCTAAATATATATTTAACTTGTAATGGAATATGGATGCTTTGCATGTATGCGCAGTTCACTAATCGTATTGCCTATTTGTCGTGGTTCATATATCCGATTTTGTTGGTTTATCCTTGCTATGCCATTGGAGATGAAACTCATCCATTGGTGTTGGTACGAAAAAAAGTGGTATTGCTACATTTGGCTTTCACCTTGTTTATGGCTTTTATTTATTATGCTTAATATGATACCTAAAATAATTCATTATTGTTGGTTTGGCGGTAATCCCCTTCCCGAAGATGCACAAAAATGTATTGCATCATGGAAAAAGTATTTGCCCGGATATGAGATAAAAGAGTGGAATGAGAGTAATTTCGATGTGAATTGTTGTCCTTATGTGCGTGAGGCGTATCAAGCAAAGAAATATGCATTTGTAAGTGACTATGCACGCTTTGAGGTGCTTTATCGCGAAGGAGGATTATACTTTGATACAGATGTGGAAGTTATCCGAAATATGGATCATATCGTAGCTGCCGGAAACTTTATGGCATTTGAGAAGAGTTTGGCTACTAAGTTGCAGGAAGAAGGTTCTGTATCGACAGTGAAAGCAGTAGGTGTAAAATCGGGTCTTGCTCTTGGGGTTGCTCCGGGCCTTGGCCTCGGGGTTGCCCCGGGCCTTGGCCTGCTGCATGAATTGCTCGAGTTTTATCAGGCGAAAGAGCATTTTGCGGTGGAAGACGGCACGGTGGTGGATTACACCACAGCTCTGCTTCGGAAACATGGATTAGTGGAAGAACATCGGTTGCAACAGGTGGCGGGCGTGACGATATATCCTGTAGATTACTTTTGCCCGATGGATTCAACTACGGGGATTATCACTCTGACAGACAATACAGTTTCTATTCATCATTATTCCTGCTCTTGGATAGACCATAATACTTTCAGTTGGCGTTTACATATACTTAAAAACAAGCTGATAGGTTTATTTGGTGAGAAATGGATAATGAAAATAAGTCGTATATTAAAAAGACATATGTAATGAATGATATACCACGCATCACGGTCATCATGGGCATCTATAACTGTGCAGATACTTTGGTAGAGTCATTGGAGTCTTTAGAAGCTCAAACTTATAAAAAGTTTAAGGTAATTCTTTGCGATGACGGGTCAAAAGATAATACGTTGGAAGTTGCACAAAAATGGGCGGAAACGCATCCTGGTTATAAGGTGATACGGAACGAGAAAAATATGGGATTGAATGCCACATTAAACCGTTGTTTGGAGTATGCCGATACTGAGTTTGTGGCTCGTATGGACGGAGATGATCGGTCACTTCCACACCGCTTTGAGCAGGAGGTGAATTTTCTTGATGAACATCCGCAGTTCGCTATTGTAAGTGGTCCGATGATATATTTTGATGAGAATGGCGTATTTATGAAGGGGAGAGGTCATGGTGAGGTGACCAAACGGAGTTTTATAGCGGGTTCGCCTTTCTGTCATGCGCCCTGCTTGGTGCGACGCGAAGCCTATGAAGCGGTAGGGGGATATTCGGAGGATAAGAAGCTTTTAAGAGTAGAGGACTACCATTTATGGTTTAAGATGTACGCTGCCGGATATAAGGGATATATGCTCAAGGAACCTATTTATGAAATGCGTGATGACAGGAATGCTACCGTCAGAAGAAATTGGTTGACGCGAAGGAATGAAGCTTATGTGCGTTACATCGGTTATAAAATGTTAGGCTTACCTGTGTGGACATATGTGTACTGCTTGCGTCCTTTGGTATTGGCTGCGATGCCCCATAGATTGTATGAATATTTGCATAAGAGAAAGAAATGAATAAAACGATTCGACAAGATTGGTGCAATCGAAAGAAATCTTTCTTTATCACTACCACTATTCCTGCTACATTAGGATTTTTCAGAGGGCAGTGTAGTGCATTGAACGAGTTGTATGATGTATGTGCAGTGTCGTCGCCGGACAAAAGACTGACGGCTTTTGCCGAGCAGGAAGGCATTCGATGTACTGCATTGAAGGTGGAAAGAGAAATTTCACTTTTCAGTGACTTACTGTCGCTATTAAAGTGGATTTTTCTACTAAGTAGAGAGCGCCCTTATATAGTACATGCCAATACTCCCAAGGCATCGTTGCTGGCAATGGTTGCTGCGTGGATTACGTTTCGTCCCATACGCATATATATGTGTCACGGATTGCGTTATCAGGGTTGTATGGGCATGAAGCGGAAACTATTAATGACAATGGAGCGTATTTCTTGTTTCTGTGCCAACAGGGTGATATGTGTGAGCAATGGAGTACGGGAGCAGTTGGCAGAGGATGGCATTTGTTCACTGAATAAGTCGAAGGTGATTTTGCATGGCAGTGCTAACGGTATAGATACAGAATGGTTTAATCCTGATATTGTGGATGAATCTGCTGTAAGGATGCAATACGGAATAGGAAATGAGGATTGGACTTGTCTCTTTATTGGACGTATGGTTCGTGATAAGGGAGTGGTAGAGATGGTTAATACAGTAGTGCGGTTACACAAGGAGGGTTTCCCGGTGAAGTTGCTGTTGGTAGGTGGTCGCGAAGATAATTTGGATGCATTGCCTGATTATACCGAGCAATTGATTAAGGAATCGGACTATATTGTGGAATGTGGTAAACAAAAGGATGTACGTCCGTTTATAAAAGCATCAAAGTTACTGCTGTTGCCTTCCTACCGGGAAGGGTTTGGACAGGTTTTGGTAGAAGCAAACTCTTTGGGAGTTCCGGTGGTAGCCTCGCGTATTGTCGGTTGCAAAAATGTAGTGTCGGAAGGAGTGAATGGTCTGCTATGTAATCCGCGTGACGAGAAGTCCCTTTATGAATGTGTGTCTCGACTCTTAGATGACAAGAAATTCTATCTTTCCATAAAAGAGCAATGCAGGGCTTATGCTATTGATCGTTTTGATCATCCTAAGGTGTTAAAGGCCTATATGGAATATTATCGTTCTTTTACGACACTTGCTTATAAAAAATAAAGGTTCCCGGCATACGCCGGAAGTCTTATAAGGATAGAGACAGTTATTTAGATGCTGACTGTGAAGCTCTTTTGATTAAAAAATGTTGTTGTGATAGGAAATCTGAAAAGGAATTCGTTTCTTTGTTGCAAAGAATAAAGCTATAATGAAAACATTACCGGAATACATTACCTTATTGCATAGCTATATGCAGCAAAATGCGTCAAAATATGGTATTTTGCGTATGGGAATTTTTGGCTCGGTAGCTCGCAATGAACATACACCCACAAGTGATGTTGATATTTATGTAGAAGGAAAGCTCCACGGATTTTTCGCTTTGGCAGGTATAAAGCAAGAATTAGAAGAATTGCTTGATTGCAAAGTAGACATAGTGCGGTTACGCGATAAGATGGATTCTTTTTTACGTGAAAAGATACAAAAGGAGGGGGTTTATGTATGATACGTTGATTGCTTTCCATACGCTAGAGCTAATACAGGAATCTTTATTATTTTGATGTAGATGCTGATGAAATTTATCGTATTTGCCAAGAAGACATCCCACAATTACATCGAGTGATAACGCGGATGATGGATGATTTAAAGATAGTCTAAATATACTTGTTTTGTTGACGAGTCCGCAGAAGTGGAATTTATGGCAAGTAATCATAAAAGGCTCCCGGCATACACCGGAAGCCTTCCACTAATAGAAACAATTTTATAAATCCTTATATTCCCGGCTTGCCTTGAAACAAGGGCATGCCTTGTGAACATTCGTAGAGAGTTCATTGTGTCCCGCAATGCGGGCTTCGGGATAATCCAGCCGAAGTTGCCGCAACAGTGCTATCAGCGCGATTTTCTGTTCCATGGTCCGTGTGTCGGCAGGTTGTCCCTGTTCGTCCAGACCGCCTTCGTAACACACTCCGATGCTGTGGTCGTTGAAACAGCGGGCATGGGCGCCGATATGGTCTATCGGGCGGCAGACATGGGTGATACCGTCGCGGGTGATGTAGAAGTGATAGCCGATATCGGCAAATCCGCGTTCCTGCACATGACAACGGCGGAGAGCTTCCACCGGGAAGCTGCGGTCGGCGCGCGTGGCAGAACAGTGAACTACTATCAAGGCAATGCGCCGGTAGTTTTGATACTGTGAACTGATGTTGTCGTAAGTCATTTTTATTAAGAATTAAAAATCAGATACAACTTTGAATACCCAGCACACCGCCTATGGCGGTGGCTACTGCAATAATTACTTTGATAATGATGCTCCAGGTTGATTTTCCTTTTGGTTTTTCCATAACAGTGGGGTTTAAAATGATACATAATTTTTTGTATTAGGGCGGACACACGGGTCCGCCCCCTACGGTCTAGACAGCCGGTTCTTCCTTGGACTTGAGCAGGTCTTCCACCACTTTGCCTTCTTTCTCGGCACGCAGTGCGGCTGCTTGTGCGGAACGGCTGGCAACGGGCTGGAATTCCAGATTGCCGAAAATGGTCTTCAGGTCTTCTCCGGGGACGTACTGGATGTTGATGCCGGTGATGCACGAGGCGGTAAATTTCTCCAGACTGTCGGCTCCGCGACTGGTGATTTGAAGACGGAACTTGCCTAAATCGCCGAAGTCTACCTGTTTGCCTTCTTTCAGGGCTTCCAGCAGATTGTCTACGGTGGCGGTAAGAACTGCCACTACATCGGCGCGGCTCACGGTGGTCTGTGAGGACACACGTCTGCTGAGCTGTTTCAACGAAAGTTCACCGTTCATCTGAGCTGTGGCGTAAGCCTTTGGAGATGCTTCCCTTTCCAACGGATTGGGGCGTAATGAAACACTGTAATTTAATGCCATAATGTTACTGTTTTTAAAAGATTAATATTAATTGAACATGACAAAGATAGCATTGCGGAGGAACGGAAAAATGAAAAGCTATGAATGCCTGTGAAGTGCTGTGGCAAAGTATGACAGAGTATGAATTAAGATGAATTAAAGCACTTTATATAGTTGGCTATACGGTTGATTTTCATTACATTTGTTCTATTAATCAAATAGAAAAATGATATGAATCAGAGAGAAGACGAGAGGGAAGGATGGCCGGTGAAACCTTATTACAAACGAGACTTGGCGGTGGCATACGCTCCCGATATCACTCCGGTGGCTGCACTTAACCGTCTGTCGTCATGGGTGCATCACCACAAGGTGCTTTACCGTGCTTTGGCGGATTCGGGGTATACCGACCGGCAGCGGATGTTCAATTCGGTACAGGTGGAGCTGATTTTCCGGTATTTGGGAAGGCCGTAGGGACAGACCCGGTGTCTGTCTGTTGGCATCCCCGTATGGTTGGAAACGCGGACGTATGCATGAGCTTACACGTATATACGTGCAGCCTCACACATATATATGCGCAGCCCCACACATACGTTCGCATGAGGCGATGCATACGTTCGTGTGGACGGCCTTTATTCCGCGCGGCATTCCTCTTCGCTTTCGTGCTCTTCATAGCGTCCGCAGGGACGGCGGGTGTAATACACGGTTCCTGTGCGGCAAAGCTCCTGGTCGCGTACCTTCAGCATGTCTATGCGCGTAAAGGCGCGGTCGGGCTCCGATATACGCGAGACGGTGAGGATGAAATCTGCCAGGTTTGCCCAGTTCGCACTGCCCGATATGGTGTACATATTGATGGCTTCCAGTTCGTTCCGGCCGTTCACGGTCTTCAGTCCGCGCGGATGCGCCACGATGACCACCCAGATGTGGTTTACACGTCCCCATGTCTGAAACTTGGTGAGCATCGCCTTGATGCTTTGCGTTTCGGTTTCGCCGTTGCCGCTTTGTGTTTCGATGAAAAGATAGGGGTCTACCACCAGATATTTCAACGGATGTGTGCGGCGCACCCGGTCGGCACGGTTCAGGATGTTTTCGGGCGTGGGCGGTACTTCGTGCATATCCAGATGAATCATGTGGGTATCCAGAAAGTCAAGATAGGGCGTCAGTTGTCCGTCGGTATAGGCGGTGGTGTTGGCTTTGCCCAGCATCAGGCTCACCAGCCGGGCGATGTGCTTGTTCTTGTCGGGAACCTCAAAGGAAAGATAGCATACAAACCGGTCGGTCTGCTGCATGATGCGGCAGGTCAGGTCGTTTAGAAAATCGGTCTTGCCGCTGTTGGGCATGCCGGTTACGATGATGAGCCCGCCGATGTCGGTGGGATGGAAGATGCGGTCGGTCAGCGGGCCGTAGCCCACGCTGTAACCGTGGTCGTATTCGCCGTGGAGCACACGGATGACTTCATCCCTTCGCTCCGCCACGGTGATGATATCGGTGGTGTGGCGTACGCTTGCTCCATCGATGACACTGCGCACCACTTCGATGCCGTATTGCAGCATCACGTCGCCTATGTCCTTGCATCCGCCGGGCAGGGTGACGAAGAGGCAGCGGGCGTTGAAGTAGTCCGACAGCCGTTTGGTGAGTATGCGGCCGGGCAGGTCGGTGTCACCGCAGACCACGATGTGGTCCACCTGTTCCAGCCATGGGAGAAACGCTTCGAAGGATTTGCCCAAGTCGCTTGCGGCTCCCGACGGTACGCTGATGACATATCGGTAGCCGGCTTCTGCCAGCACCAGCGTGTCTTTTTCGCCTTCCACCACGATGACCCGCGGAATGGTTTCTTCCTCCACGAGCAGCGGATTGAGGCAGTCGATGTTGTAGGGGGCGCAAGGCGTGGTGGGTGAGTCCTGTCCCCAGAACTTGCTGTAGACGGTGGGTTTTCCCTCTTCCTGCCTGGCCGAGGGCGATGGACTGCACGAGCGGTACTTGGCGTTGACGGGGTGTCCGTCCACATAGTTCACGTAGGCGATACAGGGGAACACGTTGGATGCCTGTTCGCTCTTGTTCTCGCTGTCCTTGGTGATGCAGTAATGGCGCAGGCAGCCTATCCGGGCTGTGATGGCGGTGGCGAGGGAGATGCCCTGGTCCAGGAGGTAGCGGCGCGCGGCGAGCTGGTCGGGGTCGGTACAGTCGGGCGAGTCGGTGAGGGGTTTGATTTTCTGCATCACTTCGGCAGTCAGGGGCTTGTAGTCCGAGGGCAGCATGGGCACTTCGCCCAACGTGCTTTGAGCGTCGTTTCGGGCGGTCTTGTATCTGTTGCCGCTGCGGGTCGGGGCATATCCGGCAGCTCCCGCGGCATATTGCGGGAACATGGGGCGGTCTGCCTTGCAGAAGTCGGTCAGTATGCCGTTGAAGTTACATCCTGCGTAGAAGCAGTGGTACACACCTTTTGCTTTGGAGATGGACAGATGGGGTGTTCCGCATTTGGGGCATACGGCAACAAAATTCTTTCCCGCGCTTTTGCGGTCGGGGAAGTCTGAAAGAGAATAATAAGGCTTCATATCAATTTTAAAATTAGAATGTAAAAAATAAAAAATCATGGTTGACAGGGAACTGCTTCAGGACCCGGAGTGTTGACCGTCGGTGTCCACCCATTTTTGTGAGAGGACGTTCCAGATGGCTTCATCGGAGGGCCGTGGCGGTGCATCCGCCGGTATTTCCACTTTTCCGTCTATGGGGTCGTCATAGTATCGGATATCTTTGTCGGCATCCTTCCATTCGAATGGCGAGACGGGACGGAATTCACGGAGTTTTTTGCGTTGTTCTTCCAGTTCCTTCAGCAGTGTTTCGCCCAGTTTTTGTGTGGCTTGCTGTATCAGGTTCTCCCCGTGGCGGGTCTTGATAAGGTTTTGCAGCCAGATGATGCGTCCGTTGTGCGGTGTTTTGGCAAAATTGGACTGGGCATCGAAGTGAGGAATCAGGAATTCGTTCACCAGAACGACCAGCGCATCCAGTGCGCGCGGTCGGGTGTAGCGGTAACCGGCAACGATACGGTCGATAATCGGCACCAGTACTGCCTGCTTCTCTTCGGGAGTGGCGTTGAGCTTGTGAAAGAACTCTTTGGCAGATGAAGAAGCTTTTGGAGCTTCATCGCCGTGAGGCGTTCCGGCAGGATTTTCAGAAGAATTCTCCGAAGGAGATATATTATTATTTATATTATATAATATATTAATATTAGTTTTTGAATTTGTTTCTGCCGGAGAAACCGCGGGAGAAACTGCGGGAGAAACCGGAGCAGAAATAGAATTCGTCGATTGATGATGCCATAAGGGAGTGAAGAATGCGAGAATCTCAGTTCGGTTTTCATTCCATACCAGTTCGAATGATTTGCATTTTTTGATGTATTCCAATATGTCTGAAGTATGTATGGTTTTTAGTGCCAGACAAATTTGATAGAGGTTGTTGATGGGGTATACTCCATCTTCATTCATGAAATGGGGCATACCCAGATAGAGATCCAGTAATTTCAGACAGGCAGAGTCGCTGACTCCCCATGCCTTCCATTGGTGAATCATTTTCTGTATTTCACGGATGGATACGTTTTGTTTCAGTGCTTTTATAGCCATAAGAGATATTGTTTTAAGTTAATTCTTGCGAAGTTAGGAAAGAATAAGTTGGTATTACTTCCCGCTAGGGAGAAGTAAAGACACGTTTGTTGTATATAATTAACAATTAATAAAAGAAAGTAAGATGAAGAACAGACAGTTCGATACAGAGAAGTTGGCAGCAAGCATCAAAGTGCTTGTTAAAGCTGCCGGATTGCGTAATTCAGAGGTTTGTAAAGACGTTCGTATGAGTCCCTCTTGTTACTACAGGACTCTTAAAGGTAAACTGATGATTTGAGTTTTTATGCTGTTATTATTCATTTTCTGATTATCAACTGCCGTGATTGCGGTGTGGAGACTCAGATGGAAGCGGTGAAACGTGAATGGTGGAATGTGGTAATGGAGAATGAATGGGAGTTAAAAACGGTAGATAAAAGTAGATAAAAAAGAAGAAAGACCATGTATCGTAAGTATTTAAAGCGTTGGCTTGATTTTGTTATTGTATTTTGTGTATTGGCTGTCATTTGGCCGATATTGCTTTTGGTCACTTTATGGCTTCACTTTGCCAATAAAGGAGCGGGTGCCTTCTTTACTCAGGAACGTCCCGGACGAAACGGAAAAATATTCAAGGTAATCAAGTTCAAAACAATGACGGACGAACGTGACGCAGACGGTAACTTGCTTCCGGATGCAGAACGTCTGACCCCGGTAGGGCGCTTTGTACGTTCTACTTCTATTGATGAGTTGCCACAACTGATTAACGTGTTGAAGGGAGATATGGCGTTGATAGGGCCACGACCACTGTTAGTGAAATATTTGCCTTTGTATAGCAAAGAGCAGGCACGCAGACACGAGGTACGTCCCGGAATTACCGGTTGGGCACAGTGTCATGGGAGAAACTCCATCAGTTGGACGGAAAAATTCAAACTGGATGTGTGGTATGTGGACCATTGTTCGTTCCTGCTCGACTTGAAAATTGTATTTCTCACCATAAAGAAAGTGCTTGTGCGTGAAGGAATTTCTCAAGAAGGGCAAGCAACCATGGAACCTTTTAATGGAAATAACTAAGAGTAAATATGAAAGATATTGCAATTTATGGTGCAGGTGGTTTCGGGAGAGAAGTTGCCTGCATGATTAAACACATCAATGAATCCGCTGATGAACCGATATGGAATCTTGTCGGTTTTTTTGATGATGGGAAAGAAAAAGGAAGCCGGAATGAGTATGGTCCCATCTTGGGTGGACTGGATGAGGTAAATGCTTGGACACAACCTTTGTGTATTGTTTTGGCGATAGCCACTCCTCGTATTTTGAAACACCTGTCCATGAGTATTATCAATGAGAATATTCAATTCCCCACTATTTGTGCTCCCGATTTGTCCTATGCAGATAAATCGTCTGTCACTTTGGGTAAAGGGAATATTATTCAGCGTAACTGTACACTTTCATGCAATGTAAAGATAGGTGATTTTAATATATTGAATGGCTCCGATGTGTTCGGGCATGATGTCCAAGTAGGCAGTTACAATACTTTTATGCCGGCTGTACGTATTTCGGGAGAAGTGAAAATAGGAGAACAAAATTTCTTTGGAGTAAACTCATGTGTTCTGCAGCAATTGAAGGTGGGTACAGGGGTTACGTTAGGTGCGGGTAGTGTATTGATGACTAAGCCAAAAGATGGTTGTCATTATATCGGCGTTCCTGCCAAACTGTTTAGATTTTAACAATTTACTATTAAAAATATCAATTATGGAATTACAAGAATTTATTGAAATTTTGGAATATAACCCTTATCCCTTTATAATAAGGACTTTGGGTAGATTACCCGATTTTGAGGTAATGAGTTGCCAACCGTTCTTGTTGCTGTATTCTGCTTTGATATGCTTTCTTGGCAACTCGTATATGCCACAAAGGTAATACATTTCTTTCAAAGGCACATAAATCTTCGATATGATTTCTTCTCTCTCTGGCTATATTCAAAATCATGTATTATACACCATTTTTATTAAGTATCAGATTAACCTTGCGGAATAATTCGAAATATTACTCCATCATGCCGAATCAAATACATAACATTCCCAATATCACTTGTAATCAAAATGTCGTCAGATGATGGATACCAAATATACTCAAAACAGTTACAAAAGTCCGTATAGTTAAAAATATCAATCGCACTTTCATTGCTCCATATAACTATGATTTCATTAGGTGGTTGAGTATCTGCAAACAATCTAATCACATGAAAGTCTTCTGATGTGGCATCTATATCTTTGACTAATTCACTTGCTGTTTGAATCTTATTAAAATCTGAAACGTCCGAGTAACAATGTGATGAAAGTTCTCTCAATACGATGTTACTATCCTCCATTGTCAATGTCTTGTATGGGGGAAATTTCCGTTGTGTTTCTTTTTCAAATATGTCAATCTTGAAACTATCCATAAGTATTCTTTCTTCTCATTGTTTCGTTACTTTGCCTGAAATATCATTCTTAATCTCTTTGTTTTTACATAATAATCGCTTGGCAATATATGAAATGACACAAGAGAGCATCGGGGCAAATATTGTCCATAACAGCATTATGATTCCTACCAGTTCATTAGCGGTGATATAACACCCTTCGTCGGGAGGAATATTCGCAGGGCGTTCGCCATTGCCATTCCAATTCCATACAAAACTGAATAGCACAGTGACAAGAATCGCCGTTGTAATCAGAAATATATACACTGCCAATTTCCACCATTGATTGCCTTTATATAGTTTCCATGCCACAACTCCGCCAACAAGCATAAGGCAACAAAATCCCAAGGATGCTAAACCCAATAACTCCAACCAATGTTCCATCCACAATGTAAATATGCAGATGATTGTACATATCAGCACTATTGCTTCAAATTCCCAAAACCGTTTATTGGTCAGTTTCATTCTATAATATAGATTTCACTCGTTATTTGAATTAAATTTCCGGCTTGCCGGGTGGTTAATCTCCGTGCGGCGGTCGCCCATGTCGTAAATGGATGTCGTCATGTTGCCCTTGACATTTTACATTGTGCGAATATCATTATTAAGTTCTTTTCTCCATATTAGTGTACCAATAATCGGAAAGACAAAAGTGAACAATAAAGCAGCTTTGGCATAACCTACAGGTAAGTAATCTCCTTCAAAAAAAAGATAATCAGTTTTTGAAGAATAGTATAATTTAGGAAAATCCCCAGACTTTATCTTGTCTAAGACTCGATCTCCCGTATGTAATACATATTGTTTTGATTTGTAGGTTATAAGAATTATATTTGAACTCTTATAGTTACTTTTTTCCTCAAATCCATTATATGTGTAATCAGTGATAGGCGCCTGTGTTTCTTCTATATAGTTACCGTACAAATAGCATAGATACAAAACAAGAGATAAAACTAATCCTGCGCAAAAAATTGTCTTAAATAAAGTTTTAATCTTCATATTTTTATGATTTTTGAGAAGCTGTAAAAGATGTTAGGATATTTCTTGCCACTCTTTAACTCATGCGATAGTTTATAGAATTTCATTGCTTACCTCCTTTCCGCCAAAGACAAATAAAAAGGGATATTATCACAATACAATCAAGCAGTGAAAGAATATAATAACCCCCAAAATGGATATTGCTCATGTAGAGGCAATCGAAGAATGACTCTTGTGTGATTTCCGCACACCATACTCTAGCCTGTTCCGCTAAATGGCAATAATTCAATAGTACAATGATATGAGCCAATATCAATATAGCTATCGAAATTATACCCAATATTCTTTGCCACTTCTTCATATGATTTTTTGTATTACTCTAACGCCTACAAAATTACAGCATTTTCCGCAGAAAACCTTGTGCTGTCATATACAAAGTGCTTAACCTGAATGAAAAGAAGTCATGTGGCTACAATTTCATTCCCCTGTCTTTCCTTGGAGGCGATACAGGTCGGTGTATCCTTTGCTGCAATTTCTCAAACTGTTCCTTAAACCAATCCCCGATAGGTCGCAAGTTTATCGTAAGGACAAGCCTACCATTGTCAGAGAACACTTTGGCTTTGACATCATTTGCCATGAATTTCCGCTTATGTTCTTCCGAATACAGTTCACCGCTATACTCAACAGGTTTGCCTGTCAGCAATGTTGCAGTCTGCTCTTGGCTGAAACCTACGGCAAGGCATAACCTTTCGAGATTGAGCATACCCTTTATTTGCGGAAACCATTTCAATGTCTTGTTCAACAAGGCGGTAAGCCTTGATGCCTCTTTCTTATGTTCGGTATCTCTTACCTGCAACTCCTTGATATGCTTCTGTTGCATATCCAACAGTTGACGTCTGTGGCCTGCCTGCATGGTCTGTAGCTGGGTTTGCAGCGTTTCGATGGTTTCCTCGTGCATGGCTACTGTTTGATGCAATGATGAGTTTTCTCTTTCCAAAGCCTTGACCTTGTTACTTCCGAAAAGAGAACCGACACTTTCGGCTATGTTGGTGGCTGCGGTTGTGGCTGCCCCTTTCAGTTTCTCGGTCTGAATTTCTTTCTTGGCTCGCCTGAGTTCCTCCTGTACCGTTTCCTTACGGTCTTGGAGTTGTCCGATGTCTGTTCGTAACTGTTCCGTCTGCTGCATCAGGTCACGGTAATACTGCCGTGTGGTGATATGCTTCGCTTCCGAGCCGTCAATGCCACGCTGTAACCCATAACCGCTCATGGCTTGGGCATAGGTGTCCTGATAGGATTTGAGCTTGGCACGTGTCATAATCTCATCGGCACACAATCGGGCTGTATCGGTCGGTTTCTTGCGGTATCGCTTCTTAACCTGTTCCTCCTTCTTCTTGCGCTTGCGCTCTCCCTTGACTATCGGGACAAGGGTGGCGTGTATGTGTGGTGTCTGCTCGTCCATGTGCAGGACTGCCGACACGATATTCTCCCTGCCGAATGTGTCGGCAAGGTATTTCAGATTGTCATCGCACCACTCATCAAGTCTGCCCTCGTTGGTGATGCGTTCCATATCCTCGTGCGTCCCCGTGAGCAGGACACGGATTGCCCTCACTTGGTTGTTGCCGATTTTGCGTGTCAGTCCTGCGGTGTCCAACCGGTGCTGTATGGATTGTGTCCTGTTCTCCACTCCGTCAGGAAATGTTATCAGTTCCCGATTGAGGTGCGTCCTGCTCTCATCGGCATTCTTCGGTTTGATGGTGCGCTCTATGTGCGCTGACATAGCGGCATCCGTTCCGCTTGTCTTCTCCATGTGCAATACTGCATAGCCCATATATAATCCTTTCTTTTTAACTTGTGAAACAATGGTTGATGATTTACTTTTGCACGGCTTTTGCCGTTGGTTGGGAGTGTCCAGAGAGGTGCAACCTCTTTGGCTTATTGGGGGATTTTCAGCGTTGCTTGCAATGCGGCTCGGACAAATTCCCTAATAAGCTACGGTATTTTCCGTTGGCAAATATCCGTGTCGCTGCAAGCATCCTCTTCTTACATCTTCAGCCCCCGCTTTTTCGGTGGCTGCATCATCCGCCTTGCGGATTGGACTTGCCTCTCCTGTTTCATCGGCTCCGCCGATTGGGACAAGGGCTTACCGCACAGGTAGTCGTTCAGGTCTTTGTGCCCGTTGTAGTTTTGGGAAAAGTCCCTGATACGTCCGGCAAACTCTCCTGCCAGTTCCCAATACGCTTTCCGCCCTGCCTCGTCATTGTCAAGCAGACAGTGTACGCGCTCATACCCGTGCAGCACGTCTATGGCTTTGCATACATTGGAAACGGAATTGAGAATAACGTAATCCTGCCCGTCAAGGTTGGGCATGGTCGGGCAGTTCTTCATCCGCAAGGTGAGGAATGAAAGATAGTCCGTCATCCCCTCGAACACGAGACATTTCTCTCTCGGCTCTCCCGATTGTCGGATATGGCTGATGTCCTTCGGTGCGATGCAACCCTTAAAGAAACGGTTGCGTACCTCATAGCCTCCTGCCACATTCGGGAACCCGATGGCGAAATAGGGTTTGTCGTTATGGACGAAGTGCAGTTCCTTACATTCAGCCCGTGCCAATGCGGTGTTTATTCCACGCTCCTGCAAGTAACGGAGCAATGCAGGGTGAGTGAGTTCTCTCACCTCCAAATGTTGGAAACTCGGTTCGGATGCCTGCTGACGAAAAGAGAAAGACACGGGACGGACGTGCGGTGCTTGTTCCGCAATCTTGCCAAGCAGGTAAGGCACATAGTCCGAACCGTAAAGCTCCTGTGTCAAAGCGATGATGTTGCCGCCATTGCCTGTTCCGAAGTCGTACCATTGGTTGAGTTCGGTGTTTATCTTGAACGAGGCTTCCGTTTCCTCCCTGAACGGGGATTTGTACCAAAGGCTTTTGCCCTGCTGCTTGACGGGGCTGTAGCCCAAACTTTGCAGATAGTCTGCCAGCTTGATTGTTTTTGCTTCTTGGATGTTCATAATGTATATTTCTACGGATTTGATGATGGTTGATAAAGTGATGATTTGATGAATGAAATAATATTCTTATTGTATATCAATACAATAGCCTCTCATCATACTTTCATCAAAACATTTACCGAAAGAGAAAGGATATTGGTGGTTTCTTTCTCTTTTCATCAGCAAAATGTCTTTGATGAAAAGTTGATGAGAAAATAACATACTGTATTCCAATGATTTTATATACTTATTCATCATTTCATCGAAATAATCATAGTGTTTCTAAAAAAGCTCTTGTCACGGTGTAATATCTTCCTGTCCTGCGAAGTGGAGAGTAACGACATTTCCGATTATAGTCCACTTGGTAGGTGGTATATGTGAGGGTGTTGTGGGCAGGCGTGAGCTTCCAACACTCCTGCAACACTTTCCTCACTTGGTACATCTCCGCCTTGACATACGAGTTTGCCAACAACGTGAGCATGTCGTTGCAGCAAAAAGAGAAAGTGTCAATTCCCGTACTTGCCATGATGTCAAGTATAAGTTCGCACATTTCTATCTCCAATCTGTTGCGGTTGCTGCGGATAATCTTCCGCAAGGCTTCGGTATGCAGCAGTGACGGGGCAAACCACATACGGCTTTCTTTCTCGGTGGATAGTTGCCTGTGCTGTAAATGGTAGAGGAAAGCAGGTATCTCCGCTTTCAGCTTTTGCAGGAAGTCGGTATCATCGGACTGCAAGCGGTCTATCTTCCGCACCCAATAGCGAGTTTCCCCTGCGTCTATGATGACGGGCAGATACTCGTTGTTGGAACACAGCACGAACTTGGCAAAGAACGCTATCTCATCACGGTCTTTGCCTTTGGCTTCCACCTTATAGGACAACGTGGTACTGAGGTTCTTCAACCGTTCGCTGTCCTCCCTGCGGCTAAGTAATACTTCATCCACCACGATAAGCAGCTTGCCGGACCAATCGGAATTGAACTGGCTGCGGAAATCCTCGTTGGTATTGAATGTCACGTTGTTCTGAAACAGGGCTTTCAGAAAGTTCAGGAACGTGCTTTTGCCTGTGTTCCGTTCTTCCGATACCAATAGCAGGATTGGCAGTTTTTGAATAGGTTGCAGGTATAGCAGTTGCAGATAGTCCATCCCCAACTCGTATTGTTCCCCGAAGATGTGCTTCACCAACGAACGGATAGAGGGAAAATCACCCTCCATCGGCTTGTGATCTATCGGTTCATAGAGGTTCAGGAACTTGTCCACTATCGGACGGTAATTCACGTGGTCGGGAACCGTGCAGAAGCCGTCATACTTCGGCACGGTGGCGAGATAGTGCTTGCCATAGTCCTGCCGCAGGGTCTCATTGTTCCACACGATTCGTTTCTTCACGTAGCTACCGTTCAGTCGGGGCTGGTTCACTAACTTGTAGAGGGTCGTACCCACTCGGATAAACTCCTCCTTGCTGATGTCTGATTTACTCATTGTTCATACGCTTAAATGGTTGATAAATAATAGTATGCAAAATTAGAGAGGGTTGCTTGAAACCTTGATACGCAAATCACCGCAGAATGGCGCAAAAAACACACGGGATGAAAAACTTTCAGCCTGTTAGGGAGTATAACAACAAAAATTCCCGAAGAAACAACCGTTATAGAGGGGTACTTCTTCGGGATTGTCGCATTCGTATGAATGAATGGCAATGCGCCTATTCAAACACTCGTGTAAATGAATTGTCGGCAATGGGAATACGCATCGGTTTCATTACTTCATGTCGTCATATCAATATACTTTATGCTTGATATTTAGATATTTCCATTCTATTGCCCAGCGAAAAGAAGATGCTTGTTTTCTCTTTTCGCAAGTACAGCCTTTCAAGTATGGCATTGCGTACTCGTTTCGCTCCGTATGAACGGATGCGGAAAGCAAGGGCGACAACCATTTCAAGGCTGTAAACATCCATACTGATTTTGTCCGATAGGTGGATATACCGTTGCGCTTCATGCACTTTCAGTATTCCGCTTTTATAGACTGCTTTGATTGCTGCACGGACGGTTGGGGCAATAACCCCGAACAGGCAGACAAGTTCCGCTTCGCTCATCCATACCGTTTCACTCGGTATAGTTATCGTACCGTGTTCTGTGATTTTGATGATATTCCTTTTCATTGTCCTGCCATTGATATATTGTTAAACGATTGGTTCAGTCTGTTGCCGAGCATGGTAAGGTCGTTATCCAATTTCTGTGTTGTGATTTTGGCGTAGATTTGGGTCGTGACTATGTTCGTATGCCCCAAAACACGGCTCACGCTTTCAATCGGCATACCCATACTCAAAGCAAGGGTTGCGAACCCATGTCTTGAGCAATGGAACGAGATGTCTTTTGTTATCCCGCACTCTTTCATCACCTTTTTCAGCGGTTTGCAGATAGACCAGTAGTTGAGATTGGGGAACACGAGATTATCTACCTGCAAGGGGCGGTAACGCTCTATTATCTGCAAGGGTATATCCAGCAGTTTCACTTGGAACGGCACTTTCGTCTTGTGCCGTTTCGATAATATCCACTTCTCACCGTTCACTTCCACGATGTTGTCATTGGTCAGTTCCTTGATGTCCACGAAAGAGAGGGCGGTGAAGCTGGCGAAGACGAAAATATCACGGATATAGGACAGCTTTGCATCCCCGAACTCGTGCGTCATCAACGCTTTCAGCTCGTCTTCCGTCAGGTATTCACGTTCCTTCACATTCGGGCTGATATGGAACTGGGCAAACGGATTTCTCGGTATCAGTCCGTTGAAGTGCGCACGCATGACAACGCCTTTCAGCCACATGCACTTTTCCCATATCGTCCCATTGTGCAGTCCTGCTTCTGTTGAGAGGTAGGCTGCGAACTCCTTGATGAAGTCGGGCGTAATCTCCAGCATGGACATATCCGTCCGTCTGTAGAAAGACTTGATGAACGCTGCCACATGGTTTCTCGCCCTCACTCGTGAGTGGTAGGTTGCCATTACCCTGTCTTTGCCGACACGCTTCTTGAACATCTCGTTTTCACGGTCGAATGCTTTGAGTAGTGTCTCGTACTCGCTACCGATACCCTGATAGGCATTACGCACCATTTCTGCCGTAACGAACGCTTCACGGTCGGACAGGCGTTGGTAGTGCTTGATGATTTGCGCCTTGATGTTGTCCAAAGCGAGGTTGATGTCCCGTGCCTCCTTGCTCTTGCCTTTGGCTCGGTTGCCCTTGATGTCCCAAAGCGCTTTCGGGACACTCTGCTTGCAACTGAACTGCGCCACAGTCCCGTTGATTGTCACTCGTCCCATGATGGGGACAATGCCGTTTCTCTCCTTGCTGCCGTTCACGTAGAACAGCACTTTGAATGTACTTCTTGCCATACTCGTTTTTTTGTTTGCAAAGTTATTACTCAACGAGTTAGACCTTGATAAGCAAATCGGTGCAGAACGGCGCAATCATTGCAGGGAGCGTTAAAAATGCATCCCGTTTCGGGTAACGATTTGAAAACCGTTCTGCTTCATAGAACTGCTTTTCTTTGCGTTTCCCGTTTTTTGCGGTTGGCTTCATTTGGCACTGTAAACGCTTTAATGATAACCATTTCAGTGACATTTCAACCTCTTTCCTCGGTTATTCCAAAGATTTTTAGTAAATTTTGCAGCACAGTTTGATGAAACTGAAGCAAGTGAATTTACTGCGACTACGGCATTTAAAGGATTGGAAGAATGGTCTTCACTGATTGCATTGTCTGTAATTGCGATGGTGGATGAAGAGTATGACGTGACACTGAAAGGGGACGATATACGTAATGCTTCTACTATTGAGGATTTGTTCAATTTAGTTCAATCTAGATTGTAGTCATGGCAGTACTCCGTGTAAATAATGTGCGTATAGCCGGCTTCGCTGCCGGCGTACCGCACAATGTAGTGAAGACCGTTTCGACTACGGACAAGTATGATGATGAAAGTTATATAGAATCTGTAGGGGTTCGGGAAAAACGTTTTTCGAATGAATTTACGGCTTTGGATTTGGGACAGGCAGCTGTGAAAAAGTTGTTTAGTGATCTAAAATGGGAGAGTCAATCAGTTGATTTGTTGATAGTTGTAACTCAGACTCCCGAATATATTCTTCCGGCTACTTCATGTGTGTTGCACGGGCTGTTGGGGCTTGGCAAAGGATGTGTTGCTTTGGATATAAACTTGGGATGTTCGGGCTGGGTGTATGCTATATCGGTGGCTTTGTCTCTTATGTCCGGCGGACAAATAAGGCGAGCCGTTGTAGTGGCTGGTGATGCGCGTAAACAGATCCCCGAAGAGCACGATCAATTGTTTGGTTATGCAGGGACGGCTACGGCTTTGGAATATGACGAGGAGGCTGCTCCGATAATGATAGATTTAGGAACAGATGGTACGGGGTATGATGCTATTATCCGTCCCGGTGGCGGCGCACGTCATCCCATTACACCTCAGTCGTTGGAATTGGTCATGTGTGAGGATGGTCGGATGCGTCATGCATGTCAAACTCGTATGAAAGGAATGGATGTTTTTGCATTTGGTATTACCACTGCTCCTAAATCTATTCGGAAGATTCTGAAGGAATGTGATATTGAATCGGAAGATGTGGATTATGTTATTTTGCATCAGGCCAATATCAAAATGTTGGAAACTATTCGAAAAAAATTGAAATTGGAAGAAGATAAGGTGCCATATAGTCTGACACGTTATGGAAATACTTCTTCTGCTTCTATTCCACTTACAGTAGTAACGGAACTGAAAGATAAGTTAAACGGTCGGAGAGCCCGTATGATAGGTTGTGGTTTTGGAGTGGGACTATCGTGGGGAACTATCTGTTTTACAGTAGACGAGAGATTGGTGATATCAGAACTTCAAGAGTTATAATAGAAACATAATGATGGAATTGCATAATCCGTTTGCTTTGACGGGAAAAACAATATTAGTGACCGGTGCTTCGTCGGGGATAGGACGTTCCATAGCTGTCGAGGCTGCCGGCATAGGGGCGACTGTCATCGTGACAGCGCGTAACGAAGAGCGTTTGAAAGAAACATTTGAAGCTTTGGCCGGAAAGGAGAGAGGGCATCGGATGATAGTAGCTGATTTGCTGGATGTGGAGCAGATGGAGAATATGGTGAACAGTATTTCGCAGTTGGACGGATTGGTGCTCTGTGCCGGAAAAGGCTTGACACTTCCTCTCCAGTTTGCAACTCGTGAAAAGTTTGATGATATATTCAATGTCAATTTCTTCGCACCGGTGGAATTACTTCGGTTGTTATTTAAGAAAAAAAAGCTGGTGAAAGGTTCGTCGGTGGTGATTTTGGCATCTTTGGGAGGTACTCGGATATTTAGCGGAGGAAACGGTATTTATGGTGCTTCGAAGGCTGCATTGGATAGCGCTATGAAGTTTGCAGCCAAGGAATTTGCTGCACGGAAAGTCCGGGTGAACAGTATCTGTCCGGCTATGGTGGACACTCCGCTTATCCATAGGGGGACGGTGTCCGAAGAGCAGTTGATGGAAGATGCGAAGCGTTATCCGTTGGGACGCTATGGAAGACCGGAGGATGTGGCGTATGCGGCTGTATACCTTTTATCGGATGCTTCAGAGTGGGTAACAGGCATGTCAATGGTGCTTGATGGTGGTTTATCTATAAAATAAGTAAAAGTGATGACAATAATAGAACAAGTAAGACGGTTGGTTGCAGAATGTTTGGAACTGCCGGTGGCATCTTTGGATGTCGATATGGAAATGGATGGGATAGTCGAATGGGATTCGATGCGGAATGTAATGATTCTATCGGCGGTAGAAGATACTTTCGGCATTATGATTCCTGAAGATGATATTTTTGAACTTACTTCTGTCAGGGCCATTGCCGAAGAAGTGGAAAAGGTAAAGGAGCTGAGCTGATGTATAGTCATAGTCCGTTGCTTTGTGCTGTTTGGAGGAATGCTGAAATGTTTCCTGATAAGGCGGCTTTCATAGTTGATGGTGTGGAAACTAGTTATTCCTCGTTGGTGGTGAATGTCCGTAAAGCTGCCGGAATGTTGGTGGAAAAGGGACTGAAGACCGGTGACCGTATCATTCTTTCCGCGCATAAGGATATCAGGTTTATTTATGTCTATTTGGCTTCTCACATACTGGGAGTAACGAATGTGATAGTGGATGCAGCAAGTAACGAAGAGAGGCTGCGTTATGTTGAGGAAAGGGTCAAGCCTAAATATTGTTTTGGGTATAAGTCGGGGAAATGTCCGTCGGAAGATTTTGCTGCGATGGATTTGGAAGCGATGATGCCGTATGAAGAGAAGGCTGCGCCTTTACTGTCAGAAGACAGTGTGGCTGAGATACTGTTTACTACGGGGACTACAGGCAATCCCAAGGGAGCTTGTCTGAGTTATCGTAATATTTTTGCATCTGCTTCAAATATAAATGAATTTATACGGAATAGGGCTGAGGACATTGAGGTGCTTGCTCTTCCGATTTGTCATTCTTTTGGCTTGGGACGCATCAGGTGTAATCTGCTCAAAGGGGCTACGGTTGTTTTGATGGGCAGCTTTGCCAATGTACGGCTTTTCTTTAAGAATATAGAACAATACCATGCTACAGGCTTTGGAGTGGTTCCGGCTGCATGGGCATATATACGAAAAATAAGTGGAACCCGTATTGGTAAATATGCAGAACAAATAAGGTATATAGAAATAGGTAGTGCCGCTATGCCGCTTGAGGTGAAAGAAGAGATGCTCCGCTTGTTTCCCGATACCAGAATTTGTATGCATTATGGATTGACGGAGTCCAGCCGTTCTGCCTTTGTGGAATTTCATGACACGAAACATTTGGAGTCTGTAGGCAAACCGGTCTCTTCTGTGAAGATAAAGATTATGGATGAGAACGGGAAAGAAGTCCTTATCGGAGACCAAGGGGAAATATGTGTAGAAGGTGACATCGTAATGTCGCATTATCTGGATGTGGACGATGACCGGAATGCTTTTTGGGGCAGCTGCTTCCGTACCGGAGATTATGGTTATGCCGACAAGGATGGATATATTTATCTCATGGGCAGACGAAAGGAGCTTATTAATGTAGGCGGAAAGAAAGTCAGTCCTATAGAAGTGGAAGATGCGGTGTGCAGTCTGGGGGTCGGTGACTGTGTTTGTGTAGCTGTGCCGGACAAAGAAGGAATGTGGGGTGAAAGGGTGAAGTGCTATATTCTTAGAGGTTCTACGCATTTGACATTTGAAGAAATAGACGATAAATTGTCTTCTATGCTTGAAGTGTACAAGCGTCCTGTAGAGTATGAGTGGATAGAGAATATTCCGATGACGGCTTCGGGTAAGAAACAACGTATTCAATTAAAATAA